AGAATGGGTGTAGAATATGCTGGTTCACAATTAAGATATGTTGTTGCCTTAGTATCTCAGTTACATGACCAACAATTGAGATCTCTAACTTGGTACAAACCATCTGATCATGAAAATACAGATTCATCAAATGTTAATAGAGGATATGATACAGCATTCACTCCTTATGGTGTAATTGATAGAACACCAATTGCTAAAGGTAGATATTATCTACAGATAAATGGTCAGAATGATAATATCATTCCATATGAAGGTGGCAACGGACCTGGCGGTGCAATATTTAATTCAGCACAAGATAGTTTGTATAATCTTGCTGCATATCAGCAGATGCATCCTAGTCCTAAACAAAATACATTCCAATTCCATTACACACCAGATGCAAATCTTTTACTACAGCAGTACATAACAAATAGAATTTATGATGACTTGATAGCATATCATGGTAGGTATAATGGTCTTGGACATGCTGTAAATAATTCTATGAGAAGTTGTGTAGCAGATTTTATACAAAATAATGGTGGTATACCATTAAGTCCTGTTGGTAATACTTATTCATTAACAGTATCAAGTCAAGGAGCTAGCAACTATGTGTTTACAGGATCTGATAGTTCTACTAACCATGCCAATGCACTTGACCCAGTAATTACATGTAATACAGGTGACACTCTGAGCTTTAACTTAAATATAATAGGTAACCATCCTTTCTTGATTAAGACTGTAAGAACATTAGGAACAGGTAATCAAGTTACAAATCCTCCAGCAACAAATAATGGTGCTAATACTGGAACAATTAGTTGGACACCAACTGTAGCAGGAACATACTGGTATATCTGCCAGTTCCATTTTGGAATGGCAAATACAATTGTCGTGTCGTAGCATAAATAAACCAGAGCAATAGTATCGTTTGGTAGATAAATGGCAGATCGTTTTCCGTTAATAGTAAACTCGGTTTCTCAAAAGATTGAGGAACTAGTTTCTGGCGACAATTTAGATCTTTCTGGTAACAATATTGTTATCAGTGGAGATACAGGATCAGGAAAATACCTGACCAGTGATGGTAGTGTGGTTTCGTGGGGAACGCCTGGCGATGTCTACTTAAATGCATCACAAACTTTAACAAATAAAACTTTTGAGTCCTGTGTTTTATCAGGATCCAACAATACATTATCAAACATACCAAACACTGCTCTTGTAAACTCAGGTATTACAGTCAACGGATCTACTATTGCTCTTGGTGGAACAGTTACTACACCTGACAACAACACAACTTACAGTGTTTCTGCAGTAGATGGATCAAGTGGTGCAAGAAAAGTACTTAGATTAACATCAGGTGGTAATGCTGGTGCTGGTGTAGATGACGATATTACTCTAGTTGCTGGTACAAACATGACCATCTCTAGAGCTGGAGATGAGCTGACCTTTGCTTCTAGTTATGTTGATACTGATACCATAACAACTTTACAGTCAGCAACTGGTGGTGTAGCACAGACTGGTGCTATGGTCATAGCAGCTGGTGGATCTTCTACTGTATCGCAGGACGCAGCAACACGAACAATTACAATCAGCTCAACTTACGTTGATACGATTACAAGATTGAGAGCAACAACAGGACAAGTGTTTGCTCCTGCTGATTTTACATTCTTGGACGGCGGTGCAACTACTGTTTCTCAAGGTGTAGATGGAAACGGTGATCCAACAATCACATACAGTTCAGTAGATACAATCACAAGATTGAAAGGTGGTGCTGCTGGATCATTTGTGACTGGTGACACAACGATCACAGGTGGAACAAACGTAACGGTATCACAAGCTGGTAACACTATCTCTGTCGCAAGTGTAGACACAGACACTGTTACTAGATTAGCAACTGGAGCTAACGCTTTGGGTGCTGGAGACTTTAGATTTGCAGGAAGTGGTGCAAGTAATGTCTCACAATCAACTGCTGGTGGTGTAACCACAATCACAGTCACATCACAGAACGATGACACTGGTGCATCATTGACTGCATCAAGTGGTATTGTATTAACATCAAATGATTTCCGATTAAAAAATGCTGGAACATTTACTGGTAATACTGTACTGAAATGGGACTCTGGTAACAATCAGTTTACAGATGGTATTCTTACTGATAACGGATCTACTGTTACTGTCAACGGAGACTTAGTAGTAGAAGGAACTCAAACAATCTTGAATACCAGTACTCTACAGGTAGAAGATAATAATATAGAATTAAGAAAGGGAAATAATTTAGTAGGAAGTAATGGTGGTATAACAATAAACAGAACATCTGATTCTGCTGGTAATATCACATCCTATGTGCAACTACAGTGGAATGAAAGTGTAGGATACTGGAGATCATTTGATGGTTCTGTTGAGAAAAGATTTGTAACAGAAGGTGAGTCACAGGTATTAACAAACAAGACTCTTACTTCTCCTATATTAACTGCACCACAATTAGGATCAGCAACTGCAACATCTATCAATGGATTGATCATTGCATCAACTGCATCTGGAGAATTAGATATTGCTACAGGTAAAAAACTTGATGTTGATAGAGACTTACTCTTTACATCAGATAATAACACTGCATCTATCAGTATAAACTTTAGACAAGGTGGTAATGTAGCATACTTATCTGACACACTCGCATCTTTTGCATCTACCACATCTACACAGATGCGTGGTTTGATTACAGATACAACAGGAACAAATCGCTTAGTATTCCAAGATTCACCTACAATCTTAACATCACTCAACACAACATCATCTGGATTTACTTTACTTAACTCTACTGTAACTAACGTAACAGCATTTGGTTCTGCTGGTATCATTACAATGGGTCAAACTGGTGGTACATTTACTATCAATCAGAACCTAGTAGTTAACGAAGATCTAACAGTTGGATCTACAATATCAGATACTATTACAATTAATGGTATACTAAACTCAGAAAATGCTGACATACTAATTCGTGGAACCAGCAATGATCCAATGAGAGTTGGTCGTGGTAACAGTAATGTTAATACAAACACTGCAGTGGGTGTAAGTGCACTTAACAGTATAACTTCTGGATCTCAAAATACTGGTTACGGATATCAGGCACTGTTCACAACAAATGCTGGTGCTGCGAATACTGCTATTGGAAACAGAGCATTACGAGCAAACGGTATCGGAAGTAACAACATAGCTATTGGTCGTGACTCCATGCTAGTAAGTCTAGACGGAACTAAGAACGTAGCAATTGGAAACAATACACTTGAGAGCAACAGTGGGGGAGATGCAAACGTCTGTATTGGACACTATGCTGGTTTTGATGTACTAGGTAATGGTAATGTTCTTATAGGTCCTGCAGATAATGAGAACTCTGGTGATGTAACATTCAGACCACCAAACATATCTGGTGACAGACAATTAGTTATTGGTTCTGGTGGACAAGCATGGATCAGAGGTGATGCAAACTATGATATAACAATAGACGAAGACCTTACAGTATCTAAAGATGTTCTTGTTAAAGGTAATCTTACAGTACAAGGTGTTGAGACTATAGTTAAATCAAATATAGTTCAGATTACAGACAAGAACCTTGAACTTGCTGCTGTTGTTAGTACACAGTTTGTTGCTACTGTTACCAGTGGAACTGCAAACATCACATCAATAACTCCTACTGCTGGTTTGATACCTGGCATGACAGTTACCACATCCACTGGTGGTATTACGATACCTAACAATACAATTATCACTTCTATCACAAACAATACTGCTGTCTTATCAAATAATGTTACAGGTAACGGACAAGCAACCATCACTGCGATAGGTCCTTCTGATGGAGCAGCAGAAGATGGTGGTATTATTGTAAAAGGTACTACTGACAAATCAATTAAGTGGAAAGGAACAGACGGTGGTGTAACATATAACACTTGGGTTTCTTCTGAGAACTTTGATCTAGCAGCAAATAAAAAACTTACGTTGGATGGTATTTGTGTTGCAGATCCTGTTGGACAAACTATAGGACCTGTGAATGGTGGTGGAACTGATGATATTGATTTATCTGGTGGTGGCACACCTTATGCTTTAGGTAGTGCAGTCACAGGATCATCATTGACATCTCTTGGAACTCTTACTTCTTTGACTGTAAGTGGTGGTACTAATCCTATTCAGTTTACACACACTGGTGGTGCTGGTGTTGCTATTACAAGATCTAGTAAGTCACTATCCTTTAACGCTAATTATGGTGCTGCTAATACTCACGCATCTATTGAAATTACCTCTGGTATGGATCTTTCGTTCTACTTAGGTGGTGCTGAAAGAATTAGATTTGAGAGTGCTGGACATCTAGCTCCAGTAGGAGATAACACACAAGATCTTGGAGCATCTAACAAGCGTTGGGCAAATGTCTACTCTGGTGACGTCCATCTGAATAACACAGGATTAGGTGGTAACGAGGTGGACGGATCTGAAGGTAGTTGGACAATGCAAGAGGGTGCTAATGATCTATTCTTAATTAATAGAATTACTGGTAAGAAATACAAGTTTAATCTAACGGAGGTTTAACCATGCCATTTCTAGGAACATATGGTAGTGAGATAGCAAGGGCAAACGCACCTTATACTGCAAATACAAATATTGATTGTTCAATTGATCAAGGTAATTATATTTTTAGTATAAGATCTGGTGGAGTATATCATATTAATCTCATCGTTGTATGCACATATTATGATAGTGCTGATAAATCAGTACAAATTCTAGTAGGTAGTGACTATCAAACTACAGCTAACACAGAAGTATTACATAATGGTAATAATGATGGAACATTTAGATTTAATGCATCTAGAGATTTTGATGGATTGGTTATTAGAAAAGTGAGGTTAGGATAAATGCCATACTTTGGAGATGGATCAAACTTAACAGGCATCACTGCCTCACAGATATCAGGGTCTCTTGGTGCGTGTGTAAAAGTAAGAACTGCTGAAAATACAGGAACTATAGCAGGAGATTACAATGATTATACTAATGTACTTAATATAACATCATTTACTCCAGACTCTACAAACTCAGTATTCCTTATTACCGTTACCATAGGAAACTTTTTTAGGTCTTCTGGATCTGGAAATAACTCTTGGGGAAGAATGCTAATTAATGATAATGGTACACAGGTTGATGGAGTTGAGCATTATTTTCAAACTGATACAGATTCTGGATCAAAACAAATTTTTATTATTGATACGAGAGGGGGAACTGATGCTAGAAATTATGGAATACAGTTGAGGAGAGGGGGAAATAATGCTGCTCCTTCTATTACAAACTCAAGAATAATGTGCATTGAACTAGACACATCAGTATAAAAAGATGACAACATTAATAATTATTGCTATACTAATAGCAGGAACAGGTTGGATGATAAGATATTACGATCCACATAATTAATATATGAGTGACATACATTTTAAGAGACACCGTGTGTTTCGTGAGACTGATGATGTAATTTTTTATGACATATCAGTAGAAGAATCTAATGCCAGTGACCTTGTAGTACACACAGGTCCTGCAGTATCACCTCCACCAGACTGTGTGGGAGGTAAACAATTTTATATTCATAGTTTTCAAGATGACTGTAATAGAGTCATACAAGGAGAGAGAACTTTTGAATTAATTAATAGAGATTGGAAATATCCTTATCATATAATACATCTCAATGTACACAGTGGTGCATTGATAATACCTCGTGGCACATTTCATAGATCAGTGTCAGGTAAAGATGGATCAATAGTAATTAATCAAGCAAAGAGATACGATGGGTTTGATCCCAGTGCTGAATTCTATCCTGTTTCAACTGCAGAGAACATGGAATTGTATAACATTCTAAAAAATGAGAAACCTGTTATACATACTCTAGGTGAGTAAATCAAGACAAATGAATAAGTTAAAATGGATTTCCGTTGGTATTGTTGGCAGTCTTTTTGCTGTCTCACATATCGGAATGATAGGATACATTGCTACAAGAGAAAAAGAAGCACCACTACCATCAGTGGATTTACCTGTAGGTCCTTACACATCATATAAGGTGAGTGTATCAGAAGAGGGATATGCTATTTCATACAAAGCAAACGATCCCAAGACAGCATACATCACTAAAGATATTAAAGAGAAAGCAGGATTCTTAGGACTTGCAAACAACACAACTAAAGTTGCTGAAGAATACTTCATGGACGGTGCAATCAATCAAGGTGGTGCTGTATCAAATAATAGATCATGGTTAGATCAGAAACCAGGTTTGACTCATGAACAAGCAGCAGAGATAAGTGCTGAAAGAATTGCATGTATCAAAGCAATAGGATCAGGAGAAGGTACAGGTAGAGTAGTTGGTACTAGTATTGGTGCAGCAGCAGCACCTAGTCTTAGCACTATACCATTCGTAGGATGGGTAGCAGCAGGATGGGTAGCAATGTTTGGTGGTAATCAAGGTGCAGAGATAGGTGGTAATATGGCAGAGGATATGAGTAAGGATTGTTGATAAATAGAACAGCAAATAAAATATCATGGCAGAAGTCAAGAAAGAGGAAAAGAAAAATCCTCTACAGAAACTTAAGGAAGCAGTTGATGATAAAGAAGAGCAACTAGCATACTTAGCGACACTGATAAGAGTGATCGTTCTTGTGTGGTCCGCAGGAATTTTAACTTTGAACTACGTTAAAATACCAGGTTATGACGCAGGAGAAAAAATTGATCCGACCTTTATAGCTTCGGTCTTCACAGGCACTTTAGCTACTTTTGGCGTCCAA